CTTCCATGCCAGAGATACCCATGTATTCTAGCTCTTCTTTGGTGATACCCCGGTCACGAAGATTACGACCGATACCGATGGTGTCGATGCCAAGCGTGTCTTGGTACACTTGGCAGACCATTCCTTCGTGTGCAATTATCGTATCAAGCAGATGGCTTGTGTCGTATTTCATTGTTTTTTCCTTCGTTGCTCATCCAAACGCCAAACGCACCTGTCATAGCACCCATGACAACGGAGACAAAGGCTGACTGTGGTGCTGTCGGGTCTTCCAAGCTCATAAACCACTCTGCACAACGCCAACTCATCAGAGTCATTACGAGCATCATGAACCGGGGAAGAATCTTCCACTTCAGTACCTGTTCCGCACTCACTTAGTTATACCTTTTACTTTTTCTACGGTTCTCAAACCGCCAAGCCCCAACATGCCAAGAAGCACTGTCATCAGGCTATCCATGTCAAAGACGGGTAGTTCCGGCAACTCCATCCCTGCCATTCCTGCACCGAAGATGATGAAGGGGGCAATAACAAAGTGCCATGCCATCGCAAAAGACAGCACCCACCCAAGAAACGGACGCCAACCTGCTACAAAAATAGACCGATGCTGGGCTTCGGCCTTGTTAATTTCAAGTTGCCCCATCGCTTGTTGTTGGGCGTGTTTTTCAGACATCGTGGCTATTTCGTGAGCCAGTTTTGCCTTTTGGTCTTTGTCCTCGATGAACTGGTCAAGAAGCCCTGTAACAGGACCGATGAGAGATTGCCACATTACCACTTCTCCCTATCTGCCCAGTAAGCAGCAGACATTTTACCTTTTTTAATATTCTTTGCATGACGAGCCTTAAATGATGCTCTCTTCTTTTTCATTTTATCAGATTCACCAGCTTTTGGTTTACCTGCTGTTTTAGCTCCTTGCTCTCCAAAACGAATAAGTCGTACTTTGTCACCTTCTTTGGCAAGTACAACGTGGCTTTTTTTAGGATGGGAAGGAGTTCGTTTAGGTTTATTATATCCTGCAAACTTTTCACCCCGATAAGTAACGGTCATTGTGGGTTTACCCCCGGCAAGGTTGGTTGCTTATATCATATAAATTAAAAGTCGTCAAGGGGGAAAGTTACCCCTCCCCCTCAACTAAGATGTTTAGGCGAAGGCTGCTGCTGTCGGAGCAGAACCCATCGGAGCCAGTACAGCGAACACGCGAACCTTGCCAGCAAAGTTTGCAGTGTCAGCAGACAGGTCGATGGTGTCAGCAGAGGTGTACAGCCAAGAAGCAGTACCAATCTCTACGCTACCAGCCGTGTTGCCGTCGACGTCGGTAACGTAACGGTCAACGGTGGTGTCACCCAAGTCAAGAACGGAGCCAGCACCCCCTGCAGTCAAGACTTCGATACCTGCACATACAACAAGTGTATTAGCAGGAACTTCGATAGCCTGAACTACGTCAGTACCAGCAACGAGGGCTGTAGAGGAAAAGTCCAAAACAACCTGAGCGAGATGTGCCTTTGCACCAGCAGGGATACCTTCGGCAGCATTAGTTACAGTGTAAGTAGCCATTATCTAGTCTCCCTATTAGTCTAAGCTAACGATACCACGAACGATGGCTTCAGGACGCAGAACTTTGCGACCGAAGACATGCAATCCGCGAACGATATCGCTGAAGGTTTCGGTTGAACGAACAACTTCTGTCTTTGCGATGTGCGAAGCAGTAGCTGTTGAGGACATGTGACCTGCAAGAATTGCATTCTCACTGCCGTCAGTTGCCAGACCAGACAATGTTACTTGGTCAGTGCCGCCGTTAGATACGAGGGCAGTTGACTTGTAGCACTGGAAGCCAGCAATGTTGCCCAGCGATACAAGGCCGTTACGCAGAGGTGAAGTTGCGTCGCCAGTAACCTGTACTTCTGCGAACTTCGAACCTGCTGAGAACAGGTGCTTGTAGAAAGCTGGAGGAGCAACGAACCAACGGTTCTCTTCTGGAACTGACTGGTCGTCAAGAGCCTGTGCCATGACAAGCATGGTGTTGACTGCTGTGTCGCCGGGAGTAGATGCACCGCCGATGTCCAGAGCCGAACCGAGTGTACCGATGTCAGAAATCTGAGCAACGGAAGCACCTGATTCACCTGTCAGGCCAGCGTTGGTTGCCATTTCGTCGAGGACGTTAGCGTCGTACTTACGCTTCAGGGAGTATGCACCTGAAGAAGTCGCAAGAGCTTCGAAGTTAACGTGTGACTGACGCTCTTCGATGTCGTCAATCTTGAACGCAAAAGCGTTTGCTTGGTCGACAATCATTGTGATTTGGTCGTCGGCAAGGTCTTGTGGGTTAACCACTGAACCGCGAGAGTATGCGGATACGGTGATTGTTGGTTCTTTAATAATACGAACCGTGTCGCCAAAGTTCTCAATTTCGCCAGCGTAATCGGTATTGGTGATGTCTTCCGCAACCGAAGCGCGACGGAAGAATTTGAGAACCTTTTGACTAAAGATTTCCGGTGTAAAGTTACCGGAAGGCAGGTTGTTATAACCTGATGCGCTATCAAAAGCCATTGGATTATCCTTCCATTTTTGAGGTTAGGTTAGTTGTTAAAATCGATTCGCCCTTCAGCCCTTGCAGAGTCCAGTTCGCTTTCTAGCTTTTCGAACTCGTGGGGTTTCATCTTGGCGATTTG